TGAACTCATTAGGCAGCTTTCTAGCCTCACTTGCTTTTATATGTGGGTTAGTTGCAATGGCTAATAATATTTCATACTTAGATATTTCATCTATTGCCTTAATCTTTTGTCTTTTTTGTGTTTGTTTATAAAAAAACAATGCCTCTGGGATAGTCAGTTGCATTGTCTCTTGTTTTGAATACGAATAGTTATGAGCAAAAAACTCATAGGTAAAAGTCATCAAACTAGGAGGATATTGTTCTATTTCTGGCTCTGAAACCTTTGGCTGATTTTGGTAAATAAACCCAACAGTTCTTGCACCCCGTTAGCTTCTAAAATTTCATCTACTAACTTAGTCAATTCTACAAGGTTCATTTCTTTAATTTGCTCTTCTGTGCAAGTTTTTCCACTTAAAATAACTAATACAGGAATAGCCTTTTCAAGGTTGCCTAGAATTGTAGTCATTGTTGACTGAGATACATTGTTCTGGTCTATTTGTGAGAATAACTCAAGAATCGGTTGTAATTCCTGAGTTAATTCTAATACTTGTGATATTGTTAATGCTTTAATTGCCATAATTTATGATTAAGCAGGTGTCCCGATATATCCTAGTATACCATCTGTATTTGTGGCGTCAATAAGAGCCATGAATTCTACCTCTATTTGGCTTCTGTCATTTGAGAATGATACTTCAATGGTCTCAGAAGATACAACTGCTTTGTGTAAAGTTATATCTGAACCTAGATCACTTCCTTTGATAATAGGGTGGATAACTAATTTCTTAGCTAATGCTCTGGTTGAAGCTCCTACTACCTCTCCAATCTTTAATTTTCCTCCAGCTGTATCTGCAGTTTGTACTATATTTTGTAACACTGAGAAACTATATTCTGACATAGGAACTGTAACTTTTAATTGTCGTCCTACCTCAATCATATCATAAGGAGTTTCTACTCCATAAGTATCAGATGATTGCATAACTCTCTGAGTTATAACCTCTAATCTTACTTCTCCTTCGGTCTCACCTAAGGAAGTCCCTCCCCAAGTAACTGTAGCGTATCCAACGTTGATGTCTTGTAATGCCATATTCGTATAAATTAATTATATTATAATATTATCATATGTTGCCTAATTTTTGACTTCAAGCACATAATTTCCTGTAAACACTGCCCTACCTGTTTCATCCTCCCCTATATCTGTAGGCTCTTGCAAGGCAAATACAGTGTATATATCTGTTGTTCCCATTGTCTGAGCATATAATCTATGCAAAGCATCATATACCTCATAAGATAACTGCTGTGCAGTTTCATAGTTTGTATTCCTAACTATAACTTGAATAGTCGGCTTGATTATATCTAGATATGTAGTAGGCTCTATACCTCCTGATTGGAATATACCTACACAATTATCTACATTAGCAGGTAAAGTTCCTATGAATAAATCTGTCCCTAGTGTAAGGCTAGTATTCGTATTAATGTAATTGGCTATATCTGTAAGTAATGTCATAGTTTTTTCTTTAATTCACTTGCTAATACTTCTCGAGCTACTCTATTCCAAGTGCTAATATTTTCTTTTAATGGATTTTCTAAATATTTGCTTTTCCTACCATTGTTCCAGTTTCTAACCACTCGGCTTCCATCTCTTCTCATACCTTCGTGCTGATACATTGCATATTTTGTATCATACCCTGTAATCCAATATTGACCTTCTCTCTTAAAAAATCCTGATTGAGATAATCTACCAGGGTTGTATCTTTTTTTACCTCTTCTAATTCCAAATGGCACAATTTGCCTAGACAATCTAAGCAGTTCTCCAGCACATATTCTTCCCCATTCATCTGTTGGGTTTATAGTCTGGAGTTTTTTTAAATTACTAGATAAAGTATTTTTTTTAATCCTAACACTAGACATACTTTTGGCATAATAGCTTCTTGTGGTGAATAGTTCCCAACCTTTCTTTAAACAATTGCACTTCTATCACTCTAAAAGTAAAGCCATCGGCTGTGATTGTGTCATCTACTGCTACCACTACATCTGGATACACCCAAACTTCTACATCGTAATCTAAAGGCTTTGCTTGTAATCCTCTATCTTCTTTGTTTACATATACAACTCTAGCATCTATTGTAGAAGCTGTAGTAGTAGACTTCCCATATTTATCATAGGCAGTCCTTTTATTCAATTGTATTGCCTGATTTAAATATCTGGATAAATGGATCATATCTAGTATGTTATATAACCTGTGGTGTCAATTAATCCTGCTAAAGCTTGGCTTGCTACTGGGGAGAATGGCAATCCTCCTACCAAAGCAAACCTTACACTATCCATCCCATATGTTTCCTGCAAATCTCCTATTCTGTATGAACTTACACCTGTTATTATATTCATTATGTCTTCATCTCGATATAATGACAAGAAATAAGCCTGTTCCATTTGTGCATGCTTTATTTTCTTATCTACTGGAGATATAAATGCTACTTGGCTGGTTGTATCTAATGCAGTTGTCCATGTAGCCACTGTTGCTGTACCTGTAGCACTATTCCAATCTGTTATAGCTCTTATTTGGCCTCTTCCTGTTCCTTCTCTAACTACAACTGCTCCACCATTCAAAGTATCATCAGCTAAATATTGCTGATTAGCTAACTGCAAAACTGACACTGTAGTGCTAGTTGAGCTACTTGCATTGCCATAGTATATTCTATCTATATTGACCCTTGGGAAGGCTAAATTTTGCTCTCTACGATAGTCTTTATCTGTATCATATACTGCATAACCTTTGTATCTTAATTCATTCATCTGTAAGGCAGCATGTTTTAAAAACTCTTCTTTTTGTGCAGTTGATCCATTCCAAGCCATAAAGTTTTTTTTACTAGCAAGGTAAGCATCTGCTTCGGCCACAGTTACATAAGAGTCTTGATCTGGATGAGATAATATTGTGTTTAATGCCATATTCTTATAGGTTTATTACTATAAGTTTATCATATGTTGCCTTATCTCATTATATGATTTTCTTAAACTAAACTGGCTAGCATACTCTGAACGCTCTTTGTCTAATCCCCTTCTAAACTGGCCTCTTTCCATTTTCCAATCGTTAAAAGCCTGTCTCATTTGTCTTCTTAATGACTTTACTCTAGGCTCATACCATAACCCTAGGTCATGCTGATCATAATCTTGCCTATAATAGACAGCTTTACTCATATCCCAGCCTATCTCATAGCAATATCTCTCATCAAAATACTCAGCTATCCCATGTGCATTAGGAATTATAACTGGAGAGCCTACATTCATAGCTTCAAGTGGTGTCATTCCAAACCCTTCACCTCTAGATGGGAATACAAAGCAATCATGGCTAGCTAATAAGTCTACTAACTGCTCTGGAGTATAATCTTTTATAATAGACTCTATATTTAAGTTCATATAAGGATAATTATTGCCTCCAATTCCCTTTACTGTTAATTTTACCCATTCTTCTTGATGAAACTCTTGTGTAAAAGCATCTACGACAATATCAAAGCCTTTTCTAAAGTCAAAAGCATTATAATGAAGGAATCTAAACACTCTATTCTCTGGTCTTGGTCTATAGGTATATAAATCTGTATCTATTCCATGTGGAATAATTATACTATCTATTCCAAACTGATTATAGAATATATCTCTGGCAAACTTGCTTGGAGTTATAAGCAAATCTAATTGTCTGATATAGTTTTCCCAATCAGGTGGACATTTGGTCGATTCAAACATAAAATAGCCTATTTTCTTTTTACATCCATCTAACATTGGCACTTGTGGTGGTTGATAGTATAAAAAACCTACATCTTGCCCCTTATTTTCGGTATCTAAGACTATTTCTTTATCTTCTTGACTAATTCTATACCAAGTGTTAGCTACATTGCCAAAACCCCCTATTTTAGTCTTAAGCGGTGGAGTAGCATAGTATATTGATTTCATAGTTTTATACTTGATACTTATATTTTAATTATAAACTAAAAAGAGCTATATTTCAAGCTCTTAATAGTAGGTGAGTAGGGTTTAGATTAAGCTTCTTTTAGAGCTACTGCTAATCCTTGTCTCATGATAGATACACCGTAAAGGATTTCAGCTCTTGCGAACATTCCACCTTGTGCAGCATCATATCCCATGGTCAACCTTAGAGATAATCCTGTTTCTGGATCATTGTATACTCCTTGTTTTACTCCAAGTCCATCTCCATCAACTGGAAGTGGGCGAACAGCTAGACCAAAAGCATCTCTGTGGAAAGCCATATTGTATTTTCTTACTGGGCTTCCTCCTGATTGGATTAACTGAGTCTCAAAGATACTCATTCCAGCTACTTGTGGTAAGTTAGCAGTTGCAGCTACATTTCCACCAAAGTTCAATACTTTGTTGATATCATCATCTTTTAGAAGATCAGCATATTTGCTAGCAGATACAGCATAGATAAAAGGTCCTTCAACTGGAGCTTTGTTTCCAATCAAAGTCTCTCTTAATGAAACTATGTCATCATAATGTGCAGTTGTTTCATCTTTGGTGTTGCTTAGAGATAATCCAAGAGTAGCAATAGAAACATCTACATCTTTCAATACTGAAAAGATAGCTTCATTGATATATCCTTGTAATACATCTGGGCGAGCTAGGCTTCTTCCTAAATCTGTGATCAAAACAGTCTTGTGCTTGTGTTGGTTAAGAGTAATTGTTACATCACTGTCAGCAGGTCCTGTGTAAGCATAAGCAGATCCTTCTACTTTAGTATCAGCAGTTCCTAAGTCTCCTAAGAAACCAACTTTTACAGCTTCTCCAAAAGCTCTAACATCATTTGAGAAATCTACATTTACGAATCGTGAAATTCCTCTTCTTTCTTTTAAGGTCTCCATAGCGGTTGCAGCAGCAACTGTAGGGATGAATGAGTCAAGTAATGACTTTGTTATTTCATTGGCCATATTGGTAATTTAATTTATTGTCCTATTAATATTCGTCCTTCTTTCTTAGCTTCGGTTATAGCAGCTATATTCTTAGCCACAAAATCTGAGTCTTTCAATTGTGATTCTTTGAATATAACACCAGTTGAGCTTGAGGAGTTTCCTCCATTGGCGTTTCCAGCGTTGCTAGTTGTCTCAGCTTTGAAAAGATAAGGCATTTCGGTCTTGATACGAGTAAGTTCTGATGTAAGCCCTGTGATGTTAACCTCACCTGTCTCATCAGTAACATTATC